AGTTACCCTTTCTTTCTGGGTTCGCAGCTCACTGACTGGCACGTTTGGGGGCTCACTAGCGAATAATGACGCCAGCCGTTCCTACCCTTTTTCTTACACCATTTCTTCTGCCAATACATTTGAATACAAAACAGTAACCATTGCTGGCGACACATCTGGAACGTGGCTGACGACAAACGGTATTGGTATTCGCGTAACGTTTGGTTTGGGTGTTGGATCGACCTTTTCAAACACAGCCTCTGCGTGGGCAGGCGGTGAGTATTATTCCGCCACCGCAGCCACCTCTGTCGTCGGCACCAACGGCGCGACCTTCTACATCACCGGCGTGCAACTTGAAGCCGGCAGCGTCGCCACACCGTTTGAACGCAGGAGCTACGGGCAGGAGCTGGCGTTGTGTCAGAGGTACTTTGTCTCCGCATCCATCAACGTTAGTCCTAGCGCCTGGAACGCAACGCCATACTATTTTCCCGTGACAATGAGGGCGACGCCAACAGTGACAGGGACCGGCGCTGGTTACACGGTATCTGGAAGTGCCACAAATTCAGGCATTTATCACTATCAAAACTCTTTTGGTATTTCGACTGTCAACGCCGCAATCGAGCTGTAAACCATGACCTACCAACTCACCACCGGCGACAACATCCTCCGCCTAGCGGACAACGCCTTCATCCCACCCGACCCCACCAACACCGACTACGCCGCCTACCTGGAGTGGGTCGCGCAGGGCGGTGTGCCCGAGCCTGCACCAGAACCCGAACCAACACCAGAACCAACACCTCAACAAAAACTTGAGGCTGCTGGTCTTACAGTAGAAGAACTTAAGGAACTTCTAGGTCTCTAAATATTTAAAAAAGGACCAATGGGAATTCAAATCAGCGGTACAACAAATACAATCAGTCCCACGTCAAATGCATTGAAGTTTCTTGCAATTGCTGCATCAGAATATGTCAATGCACTTGCAAACACTGGAGCAACTCCAACGATTGATTTGTCATTAGGAAACTTTGTGACCGCAACATTGAATCAGAATGCAACTTTTACATTCTCCAATGCTCCTTCTCAAGCGTGTTCTTTTACATTGGTTCTTACAAATGATGCAGTTGGTGGAAGAACCATTACTTGGCCTGCATCAGTCAAATGGCCAAACGGAACAGCACCCACAAGAACCTCAACAGCAAGTAGGACAGACATTTATACATTCTTTACCTACGATTCAGGAACAACCTGGTGGGGTCAATTATCAATGTACAATTACTCATAATTTCTTATGGATATTCGTTATCATGAATTCATTGGAATGTATGACAATGTATTTCCTGATGGATTCTGCTCTCACATGATCGAAGAATTTGAGCGTCTTCTGAGTCGGGGTATGTGTGCAAATCGTCAAGACTCAGAAGGTGCTCGAAAATATAAAAAACAAGATAACTTTTATTTCTTAAACGTTAAGAATCATTCTTTTACATCATTTAACAATATTTCAGTTATTGATATTTTTACAACTGGATTGCAAAATTGTTTTGATGAATATGTAAGTGAATATGATATACTGAAAGATATGTCATTAAATTCTACAGTAATTAAAATGCAAAAAACTGAACCTGGCGGTGGATATCATATTTGGCATTCAGAACAGGGGAATGGAGAGCAAGCAAATCGTTGTTTAGTTTACTCTGCATATTTGAATAATATTGATGAAGCGGGAGAAACGGAGTTCTTATATCAACGAGTGAGAATACCTCCAAAAGAAAATACAATGGTAATCTGGCCTGCAGGATTCACTCATACACATCGCGGCAACGTTGTGCATGGCAACAAATCTAAATATATCATGACTGGTTGGTTTTATCTGGATTAAAAGATGTCTTTAAATGCTAGAAAAATTTATCGTGGAAACATGACTGCTGCTGGCAGTGTGACTTTTAATGCGCCAGGAACCTGGACAACTCCTGCAAGACTTCTAAGTGTTGATGTTCAAGGTCAAGGTGATGCAGGAAATGCAGGAAATGCTGGAACCGCAGGAAATGGAGGCACTGGAGGCACTGGAGGAGCCGGTCAAGCAGGTGGCGCCGGTGGTGGCGGCTCTGGAGGGCAATCGACCGCCGGCGGAGGCGGCGCAGGACAAGGTGGATCTTTTTCTGGGGGAGCTGCCAATGGAAATAGTGATCAAGCGGGTCAACCGGGATCTGCTGGATCATCGCAACCAGGATCTGCAGGAAATCCTGGAGGCCCAGGAAGCGCAGGAACAACAGGACAACCATCTTCAGCTCTTGGAGTAATTTTCACTGGTGGATCTGGAGGTGCTGCAGGATCTGGAAATTCTGGAAACCCAGGAAATGCCGGAGTAGGTGGTAACGGAGGTGCAGCAGGAAATGGCGGTGGTGCCGGCCAGCCGGGTGGCCCCATAACAAATCACCCTGGAGGCGGAGGTGGATCTCCTGGAGGTCAACCAGGTCAAGCGAGCAACTCTCAAGCAGGTGGAGCAGGAGGTCTTGGTGGAAGCCCAGGAGGCGGTGGCGGTGGCACCGGCGGCCGGGGGGCTCGAGTAGGAACAATCAATCTCTACGGCGCCGGTGGTGGCGGTGGAGGCGGCGGTTCTCAAGCGGGCAATCCGGCTGTGTCCAATGGAAACCCAGGAAATGCCGGCACATCAAACCCAGGGCAAGCAGGACAACCAGCAACGCCAAGCACAACACCAGGAATTGCTGTAACACCACAAACATCTTATCCAATTTCAGTATCTCCAGCAGGATTTGTAACCATCTCTTGGAACTCACAATAAATATCAAAAGATCTGAAGATTCATTATGGCATCAAAGAAAATATCAAAAACTCGTCAACAAATTCAAGATATCTATGAGGAAAATGAACTTGCGGGATTAAAACAAGGACAATCTCGTGGACGCTCATTAACTGTTGGAACCGCTGGAGGAGGTATTATTGAACTTTGTATTCGTGGTGATTTTTCGAGTCTCTGGTATCAACTTCCACCAACAGAAGCAGTCGAACTCATTGGACAATTAGCAGCTGCATCAGGTGTTGAGATTGCAATGCGTCCAAGAAACGATTTTGCTTCGTGGAGATCTTGGGATGCAACACTTCCAACATCCGTTGCATGGATGGGTGCAGCTCCATGGCAACTTACAGAAGAAGATCGAGCACTCCTAGCAGAAGCAAAAGCAAAAAATATAAAAGCAATTGAAGGATCTGATAATGACTCAAAACCTGAATAATTTTTATGTTTTAGTTGAGATTAAAGAAAAAATAATTATCGATAAAATTCAAAAATTACCAGAATGTTGGAGAAACATTTCAGGACTACCTGGTTTGTCTGGTGATGAACTTTGCAATCTGACATGGGCAGGATGGAATAATCTTGCGTGGATCAATATTAAATCTGAAGAACTTAAGAACTTCACATCATCAAAAGAAAATTTAGAATTAAACAAAAACGCATTTAAAGCATTGATATCAGAGATTCGTGAAGAACAACAATCAAATGCGATTGAGTATCAAGGTGCAAAAATCAAATCAAATATTAAAACTCTTTATTCGTTATTCCTTCTCAAAGAAAAAAAATCAGTAAACTTTAAGTGCATCAACGGTTACCATACATTTACGTCCGAGCAAATTAAAGAATTATATGATAGAATGGAATCAAATATGCAAGAATGGTTTGATTGGGAAATGAATGTTTATTCTCAAATTGATTTGTGTCAAACTATTTCTGATTTTTTAAATGTAAATTATGACTTCTAAGTTTTTTTCAAATAAAAACTCTTTTGATTCAATTACTGATCCAGTTCAACAATCTTGGGGACCTTACTGGCATTTGAATAGTCAAGTTTATGAACCTTATTGTTGGAACACTGGTTCTTTTACTTGTGATGAAATTGAAAACATCAAAGTAATTGGTCGAAGACTTGAAATGAATCGAGCTCAAACAGGTGGTGTTGGAGAAAATTGTTTGGATCATCGACGTTCATTTACTTCTTGGATTACGTCAAATCAACATACTGCGTGGATATATCAAAAACTGACAAATCTTGTGCTTGAAAATAATGAAAAGTTTTTTAATTTTGATTTAACAATGATTGAAAATCTTCAATTTACTTATTATAATTCAAATGAACAAGGATGTTATAAAGCTCACGTAGATCCAAATGTTTGGCAACTACCACATAATCGTAAATTGAGTTTGGTGATGCAACTTTCGGATCCATCAGAATATGAAGGTGGTGATCTTTTATTGCATACCGCACATAATCCAATCGTGATTAATAAACAAAAAGGAATGCTTGTAATGTTTCCTTCTTATACATTGCATGAAGTTACTCCCGTCACAAAAGGTGAACGATATTCGTTGGTCGCATGGGTTCATGGTCCAAAGTTGAGGTGATATTATGAGTTTTAAAGAAAATGGTTATTATATCATTCGTGATTTTTTGGAACCAGATTTTGTTAAATTTATTCAGCAATATTTTTTCACAAGAATTAACGCAGGACAAGCAGAACTTGGTGATGTGCAAGCACCAAACTCTTATATTTTTTATGGGGATCCTTTAATGGATACAATTCTTGGAGAAGCAGCAAAAAAATTAAGCGAAGTCGCAGAGTATCCTCTGCTTCCCACTTATACTTACACAAGACTTTATGGGAAAGGTGATGAACTTGTCATTCATCGTGATCGACCATCATGCGAATTATCAGGTACTTTAGCCCTTAGTACTCCTGAAGGAGAAGAAATTAATCCAATTTACTTCAGTCGTAATGAAGATAAATCTGATGCAATTGCTATTCATTTAAATCCAGGAGATCTTTGTTTGTATCATGGATGTGATTTATATCACTGGAGGGAACCATTTACACAAAAATGGTATCTTCAATCGTTTCTTCATTATGTAAATGCAGAAGGACCACATAAGGACTTTTTATATGATAAGAGACCTTATTTGGGAATGCAGAAATAAATAAAAATAAAACAGTAACAATGGATAAACAAAAAATTTTTGCTTCATTAAATGAAAGTGGTGTGGTTGAAAATTGTTCATCAATCAATTATTCTCATAGTGTAATAGATTGTTCAGCAACAAATAATCAACCAGAAATTGGTGCAACGTATGATGCAGAATTAAATGCATTTGTTCCACCACAACCACCCAACACTGACTTCTTTAGCACAGAAACTTATCAATGGGAAGCAGATCCCAATGTTGTGCATGATATTGATGGTGTAGATTGTCGCTGGAGCCCTAAGTTACAAAACTGGATTCGAGTAGAAAACTGGTCTGACTCAGAACACCTATGACACTTTAAGAAGTGTCTCCATGACCCCTCAGAGCGCCTCTGAGGGGTTTTATAATGGCTGCAGATAGCAGGAGTCCATGCGACTGTCTTTAACCGAAAAACTGGTCTTTATCGGTGCATTTGTGAACTTTTTGCACTGGAGTGTTAAAGTAACTGAATCGGTATTGAATTATGCTCTTTCTTGATATTTCTGGTTACAACTATTCCAAACGCCGCTGTGAGCGTATTGTAGAGTGGTTTATACAGAAGCACCTTCCCAGACACAAACTGGATATTGTTGTGCATCATCGTGGCCTGTATCGTGAAGGTGTTTATGGATGGTGTTCTGTAATGGATTGTGATCATCGTCCTCGTGCATTTGAGATTGAGATGCACAACTTCATGACACCAGAAAACTATACTAAAACCCTTCTACATGAACTCTGGCATGTGTATCAGCATGTCAAAGGTGCTCTAAGAGACAAAGGTCAAAAGAGACTGTGGAAGGGTATTGATTGCTCTGAACTTGACTATGAAGATCAACCATGGGAGATTCAAGCATCTCAAATGGAAGAAGTGTTGTATGAAGAATATCTGTGGTACTTGACAGAGTGTAATAAATCCCTGTAGAATACCTTTGTCCGGGTTCATGAGATGGCTAAGATCGTAGAGAGACACAAATATAACGGAGATCAGATCTATAAGACTCGTCGATTAGAATTTGAACCTTACAGATACTCAGAACATAACATGTGTCTGGTGATGGGATTGATTAAACGCAATCTCACATCAGATCTTTTATCAACAAGGTATCGTGCAGAGAATCAAACAAATCCAACATATGGACATTGCTATCACTCTACACAGGCATTGTTCTATCTGATGGATACTGATAAGTTACAACCGATGAGTGGTATTGATTACCGTGGTGAGACTCATTGGTGGTTGCAAGATGGAGACAATATCTATGACCTTACTGCGGAGCAGTATCTTTCCGTAGGAAAGCTTCCACCATATGCTGTAGGTAAGAAAAGCAAATGGTATGGATGGAAGGGTCGTCCACATCAGAGATCGTTGGATCTCATGGTGAGAGTGCTTGGTGATAAGGTGACTGATACTGTGACAGTTGCCGAACTGGTCGGGGGCCTTGACGAGTTCTTCTAAATCGGTTATATTGGCCACATGGTTGAAGGACGGGAACTTAGTTCCTCCCCAATCATGCTAGAAGTTTCGATTTTACTTAATTATGTCCACTCAAGTTAACACTATTTCGGCTCAAATTTCTTTGGTTTGGGAAAAAACTGCCCAAACAACGGCAAACCCTCTTGGTCTGACTGAAGAAATTGTGCAAGAGTCTCTGGTAATGTGCCCTCCTCGTGCGTATGAAGGCGCTACTTTTCTGGGTCGCTATCTGATTCCTCGCGTTTTTGTTCGCTACGACTTGAAAGAACAACCGCGTGACAAAAATAACGAACCCGACCACGTTAACAATCTTGTTAACAACTACGAAGTGTACGGTTACAAAACCGATTGTCCTCCTCCCATATGTTCCTTTGATGGAGAAGACATGAACCCGACTTCGCTTAAAGCACAGTCTGGTTATAACCGCTTCGAAGCTCTGACCCGTATTGGTCAAGATCTGTACGTCTTCGATGTTTATAAGTTTGATTCCCTATATTGGGAAATTGTTGCTCGCAACCAGTCTAATCATCATGCCAATCCTCAGCTGACTCAAAAAGTCACTGACTACATCAAAGAGGTCTGCAATGCAGTGGATCGTGGTGTGATCGAGCGCACTGAAGATTCTATCAATAATTTTGTGGATCTGATTGCTTCTGATCGTTCTGCCAAATCTCGTAAAAAAATTAAAGTTGATTGCTACAACAACTGCCAAGTTTTTCCAAACTTCCGTACCTACAACTCTGTTGGTCATTCCGAAAATACTCTGAATGGTTTTATCAAAAACAATGGATTTGCTAAGCAAGGTATTGAAGGTCGTACCGATTCTGAGTTGATTGCTCAAGGATATATTTCCTATTGTTGTGGTGCTGGCGACAACAAAGCTACATGGGGTCGTGCTGTAGCACATGCACAACGCCTTGGTATTCCTGTGTATATCTTTGGTTACGCACAAAATCGTGTGCCTAATCTGGAAAAGTTCCGCGAAAACTTTATCAATGAGTTCAATGAAATGAAAGCGTTGATGGTTGAATTTGCCGCAGAACTGTGCGACGTGGATGTTTCCACAATTGATGAGGAATACTTTCCTATCAAACTTGCTGGATTCCTTGCACAATATGTGAAGCCTAATCCTCAAGATAAGGGTCGCCCGACTGAAGTTGGTCTGGTTGATATGTATGGCAACACGATTGAGTTCGATGGCACTCAAGATTGCTTGTCCCTGACTCAACCCTGATCCAGTCCTAAAACCGTCACAGGGGGTCCACAGCGACCCCTTTTCGCTGTATAATGGCCATATTGAAACGCAATCCATGATCACGCTCCGCCCACATCAACACCGCGCTGTTGCTGCGATGCAGAAGTATAAGAAAGGTCAGATTTTGGTGCCAACGGGAGGGGGTAAGACCCTAAAGATGATCTATGATGTTCTGCGCCTGTTTCAATCAGAAACTGCCAAGACTGTTGTAGTCTGTGCGCCGCGCATCTTGCTGGCAGAGCAGTTGTCTAGTGAATTTCTTGAGCATATCACTAATGCTGAAGTGATGCACGTCCACAGCGGTGAGACCCATCACTACAGCACCACTAAAGTGTCTGAAATTCAGGCACATGATGTTGCTTGCGAGATTGTAAATAAGCATCAACTGATCTTCACCACCTACAACTCTCTGCAGCGTCTGCAACAGGCAGATATTCACGTCGATACGATTTACTTTGATGAAGCACATAACAGCGTTCAGCGTCACTTTTTTCCAGCAACCGAGCACTTTGCTTCTACTGCTGACCGCTGCTATTTCTTCACTGCTACTCCTAAGCATTCTACTACTATTTCCAAACCTGGCATGAACATGCCTGAAGTTTATGGCCAAGTAATCTGTCAGGTTCCTGCACCTGAACTGGTGGAGCAAGGTTATATTCTTCCTCCTAAGGTTGTTGTCAAGCAACTGCCGATGGTTAAGGGTAAGCAGGTGATCTTCTCCCGCGATTCTGACAATCTGATTGAGACAATCGACGAGCAAGGTGTTCAGAAGATTCTGATTTGTGCTCGCACCACCAAACAGATCATCGGTCTGGTATCAGAATCTGATTTCTGTGTGCAACTACAACAGCGCGGTTATTCTTGGATGATGATTACATCCAAGACTGGTGCTGTGATTGATGGTCAGAAGGTCAATCGTGAGCAGTTCTTTGACACTCTCAACGCATGGGGTAAAGATTCCTCTAAGAAGTTTGTTGTGATGCATCATAGCATCCTGTCTGAAGGTATCAACGTCAACGGTCTTGAAGCAGTGTTGTTCATGCGAAACATGGACTACATTGGCATCAGTCAGACCATTGGCCGTGTCATTCGACTTGGTGATAAATCCAAGACATTTGGGTTGGTTTGTGTGCCAGTGTATGATAATGTAGGTATCAGCACCTCCCGCAAAGTGCAAGCGGTGGTCGATACTATCTTCCATCAAGGTCAACCTGCTGTCTCTGTAATCAAACGCTAATGTTAGAACTCTGGTTATGGCAATTAAATGCAATCGCACCCTTTGTGGGTGGATTGTGTGTTGACAATTATATCAAGATGCAGGGTGAGCTCTGTAACTTCAGACAACCACCAGCACAGGTTCTTAAGTTTGATAAACAAGATCCCAAAGATGCTTGCTATCGAGATGGTATCTTCTATCCCCGTTGCAAAGACCTAGATAATCCAGAGGTATTATACTATCACAATCTGTTGAGGGAAAAGTAATGGGGATGTTTGACCATCTAAGAAGCTCGTATGATCTGGGAGAACAATTTACAGACGTAGAACTTCACACCAAAGATATTGAAGATGGTATTGGTGGCACAATGTCACACTACTGGTTAGATCCTGCTGGATACTTATATCACATTGATTATACACACACTGCAGACTTTGTAGTCATTGATGAGAATGATCCTGAATACAATCATACTTACAAATGGAGAAACTTTAAGTGGGTTCCGAATGGCAATCATGGTAAGATTCGACCATGGATGATTACCAAATATGTGGAAGTGTATCCATCTAGATGGGATGGATCATGGGAAAGTTGGCCACGCTTGCGTATTCACTTCAGGTATGGTAAACTTGTAGACTATACTAAAGAAAAGCGAGACTATCAAGGCCCATTGTATGCTCCACATCCTGATCTAAAACAATGAACTTCATTCAATTCAAGCATCGCTATGATTTTGGGCATGAGTATTATGTCCAAATTCTAAACATCAAACGTAAAAGTTTGCTTCAAGTCTCCGTAAGTTGGAACGATAGTCCATCTTGGCCCTACATTCAAGTCACTTCTGGCAGTGGATCCTTATTGGGTGCTCTATTCTGGGTATATAAGTTTGGGTTTGATCTTGATCTATTGGGTAGAACTTGGAACTGGGATTACATGGGGAAGGTAGATGGCAAAGAAACTGAACTGGTTTGAGTATTGGATTGGTCACTGCTGGATGACAGGGTGGCAGAACATTCGCGGTTCATTTCGCATCTGGGCAGACTTGATGACAGGAAACTATAAGGATTATGCCCTGATGTGGTATGATGATCCTTATGAGGAGTGTGTTGATTGGTTCTGGCAATGTTTAGGTGATGATGATACTCTGCCCAAAGAGTTTCTTGAAGGTCTGTTAGAAATGTGTGATAGAATTGATAGAGGTGAAGAGAAAACATACTCTATGGATGAAGTAATGGATCAGTTGAGAGACAGTTTGAAAACTGACCATCTGGATGTTGATTCTGATTTGGAAGATGTATAATAGCCCTATGAGAAAAGTCACCGTTCGACCGAAAAGCAAGAAGGCTAAGAACCGCCTTGCGAATATGATGGAAAACAATCCTATCTGTATTGTAGAGCAGGACAAAGGTGATGGTATGCTGTTTCTTGCTAGTGAGAACCAGAAATACTTCTTCTGGGTGAATATCAACGACTTCTGGGAATGTGATTGGGAGGTATTATGAAACCTAAAATCTTTTATATACTCAATCTTGCTGTTGAGGAAGGTGTCAAACGTGGATGGCATCGTGCTCACAAGCATGTTGAAAAACCTACTGAAGAAAGTATCAAGGAAGCCATTGAGGATGCAGTGATGTCCGCAATTCATGAATACTTTACATTTGATGAGAGTGAATACCAATGAACTACTTGTGCCTTGTTGATGGTCTTTTAGAATACGCCAGCACTTCTGAAAGTAGTTTTGCTCACTATCAGTTGGTGTATGCCGAAGAACACCAAGATGCTGATGTTCAGTATCTTACTCTGACTGATGAGGAGTATGATGCTCTCTTTCCACCAGAAGAAGATGAATAAATAATAATACCTGTAAGTCGCATTATAGGTGGAAGAGGTGCTTTCGGGCACCTTTTCTTGTATAAATAGTATTGCGACTTACAGAGTAGAAATGAACTATCTAAAAGTTTATTGTAATCTCATCAGGAAAGCAGAGAACCGAATTCCTCCTGATGGATATACAGAAAAACACCATATCTTTCCAGTAAGCATTTATGGAGAGAATAATAAAATTATAGTTTTGACCGCAAGAGAACATTATATTGCTCACGCATTACTTGAAAAAATTTGTATTAAAAGATATGGATTGAACGACCAAAAAACCATAAAGATGGTTTATGCTCACACAAGTATGAAAGCAAATGGAAATTATGTAAATTCTTATCTTTATGAAAGTGCGAGGATAAGAAGAAAAATGTTGATGAGTGGTAAAAATAATCCTATGTATGGTATTTCAAGATACAAGTGTTCTAATCCTTGGTATGGTAAAAAACATAGTGAAAGAACAAGAATGATGATGAAGGAAAGATGGAGATTGAGATTAGAAAATGGTTTTGTTTCTCACTCTATTGGTAGAAAAATGAGTGAGGAACAAATACTTTCTATGAGTAAGGAGTTTTGTGTAGTTAGTCCTGATGGTGAAGTGGTAAGAGGAATAAATCAAAGTGAATTTTGTAGAAAAAATAATTTAGACCAAGGTGGATTTAATAGAATGATAAATGGAAAAAGCAAAACCTGTAAAGGATGGACACTTTACAAACTGGTACAGGAGGCACCAAAACCTTGTACGGATGCTGTATAATGACTTCATATACAACCAAACTAATCCTATGAGGTTTCGTAACATAGAGTTCCGTTGGTGCGAACTCAACAACAAGTATGAACTCGTCAAGTGGCATCGTGACAATGGTTCTCAAAAAGAATATTGTTATGTGATTGCCTTCTTCAATAAAGGTAAAGAGTATTATGATATGTGGACTATTGGTGATCGGTTCTTTGAGGATAAAGATGCTTGGGTCGTAGGTAAGTATGCTCTAGAATTTCTAAATGCTATCTTTCAGATTGAACAACAAGAAGAGGAACTGAAATGACTGACTTTCAACCAAAACCACAAACACCAGAGCAAATAGATGAAGGTCTGCGTGATGCTATGAAACAAGCAAAGAAAGATGGTGTATTTGATTGGGATCGTTTAAGTGAAATGAATATTCAACCAATAGTAAAATACATTTGTACCTGTGATTTCTTTGGTGGAGGACAATTTTGTATTCACTTTACAGAACGTCAACTTATTCCTAATCGTTGGATTAGATTTTGGACACGAGTATTCTTCAATAGTAAATGGGAGTTTATAAATGACTGAACCACTTCACGCAAAAGTATCCGAAGAAGATTATCAGAAGGTATTGGACCTTATGAACAATCAAGAGCCTTATCCGGATGCAATGTTTGAGGAAGCTGAGCGTCGTGAGAAACTAAATGCTGGTTTCAAACAAGATGCTGATGGTAATTGGTATCGTCCTACACTACAAGAACTCACCAGAAATGAGAGAATTGAACTTGCCGAAAAAGAGATTGCTTACATTGTGATGGGTGGGCAAGATGGGCGAGAGTATGCTAACTCGATTGCTTTTATTCTTCAAGTGTTGGATAGTTTGAGAGATGAAAGTAACTGAACATAACGTTGATGCTGATTGGCATCTAGATGAGATCGAAGCACTGATGAAACTTGTAAAGAGTGAAATTGGTGACAAGAATGACAAGCAAACTCAGTTCTTTTATGCTAAGATCTATGGTAAACTGATGGGAATGAAACACGATTTATCATGAAAGACTGGAAATCCTATTGTGAAACCGCATACAATAGTCTCAAGGCCAATTTGCATAACTGGGGGAAACCTGAGTTTGCTCGCCCGATTACTAGAATCTATTACATCGGTGTCTTTGACTCGGGTATCCCCAATCCTACTGGTCTGATCAGCGAAAATGCACTGAAAAACAAAAGTGTAAAGAAAAAGGTCGTACATGACCATTGTTTGTCTCCACAATTCATTTCGCGCATGATTCTGGACAACCCAGACGTGTATCTGTCCAACCTTGACAAGTTTCAAGAGATCTTTTTGCTCTCTTGCCAGACCATTGTGGTCACAGCGGAGGAGAACCTGGAGCTCAGTTACCTGACATCAAACGATGGTGATACTTATCAGGTGAAAGTTCCCACACATCTGAAGTATAATCATCTGGGCATTAAACTTTACAAACGACCAGAGAATACTGTAAGATGGAACAAATCTATGCCGATTGATTCTAACATTCTGGATGTTCCTGAGGAACTGAAAGAATATGAAAAACAGTTTTTAGTATCATGAGAGAAGGTTTCATCACTGACGACGGCTATGCTGCTGTTCCTTATGGCAAGAAGAACCTAATTATCATCTATGGTGGACATCAATTAGAGATGGTTTCTACAGTGCGTCAGGCACACAAATATATAAAAGACCATCGCACACAGTCACAACCAGGGACTGTATTCTTATGATCTCACTATACTTTTGGTTAGGACTATTTTTAATCATTGGATACTTCGTTGTCACGGATAGTTCCTTGGCAACTTTTTTAGTATTAACACAGAAAAGAATTGAACTGGAATATGAGAAACTCAAGTGGAGAATCATGCAGAGTCCTGATAATCCTATCGTTAAATACATGATATGGAGAAGATCCATCAAATTAGCAAAAGAACTTCGTAAAGAATTGGAGAACAAAGATGTATGAATTTGACGCATTTGAGAAAGCTCTTGCCCACTTCGGCACAAGGGTTGATATCATCATTGCTCTCGAAATGGGAGGAAAGATTGATTCTCTTGCCGCCTATAAAGAGATCAAAGCAGAACTCAAAGAACTTAAACGAGCAAAGAAACAGTATGGAAAGGACATGTAGTAAATGTGGTGAAACAAAGCCACTTGACAAAAATCACTATCAAGTGGTAAAATCTTTCAAGACTGGTTTCTCATACTATTGCAATGAGTGTAACAAACCAAAACCAAGAGATTGATTATGGATTATAAAAAGTATTCGCTTGAACAACTTGAAAACTGGGTGCATGATGCAATCAATGGAGATGCATCACCGCATGAAATTTATTCTACTATTCGTACTGTAGTTAAAGAGAACTTAGATCATCATAAAGAATATCATCAAAAATGTCTTGGTTTGTATGAACTGTTGAGTGGTCATCGTCCTGTCAAGCTTCAGTGTGATAAAGATGATCCATCACCAGAATGTCAACGAGCATGGAATAGTTTTTGGGAAGAACATTACTATCCAGAAGAAGTAGAAGCAATTCGTAAAGAGGGTGGATATGAATGGACACCTGAACCTAAGGTTAGTAATAAGTATGAAACAAAAAATGGTGTAACATACTTAGAATACATAAAAGCAAAGATTGAAGCAGACTCTGCATGGAATGATGGTTGGACAAAAGAACATTACCAAAAAATTGTAGACAAATATGAAAAAAGAATTGTTTGAGGTGGGATCACCAGAAACTCCACAAGTTTTATGGGCATTGCCTGTCGAAAAAGTAACAAATGAAAAGGGTGAAGATGAGTATATCATCTCACTATCTGAAAAGGTTAGAAAGCACATGAAACTCAAACAAGGAGATAAGGTATTCTTTGGTGAACGTGCTAATAATTCATTTGAGGTTCGCAAAGCCACTCAGGAAGAGTTAATCTACTATAAGATAGAGAAAGAACGTCAAAAAGGAATGTAACGTGATCCCAAAGAAAACATTAAGTTTATAGATAGTGCAGAATATCAATGTTATGATAGCCGCACATTTGGAGGAATTATGACTCTTGCTCGCACTGGATCTGACAATCTTACCACAGAAGAATGGAATGAACTGGTAGCATTAAAAGACGCAATCAGTTATGCTCCACAGACAGTCTCAGCAGATAAAATGGAAAAGTTTGCAGAACTTATGGTGCGATCTTTAGAGGGAAAATGTGATCCTCCTCCGCCGAAGAATTGGCGTGGATCAGCATTGAGTGACTAAATACTAACGCTTATGTGTCGCAGCTAAGCAAATCTGGGGAGCAGAAATGCTCCTCTTTTAATATAAATAACTCTGCGACACATAAAGCAGTTATGGAAGACTTATTCGCATCTCTGAAAGATGTTGTAGTTCCTGATGATTGTTGGCAACCATTTGAGGATGGTTGGAAAGGTGATTGGATTTATTTCCAAAAAGGTCACATTCCGTGGAATAAAGGAAAGAAAGGAACTTGCCCTCTTCATCAAAAAGAAATAAACAGACAAATGATGAAGAAAAGATATGAAAATGGATTAAATGTTAGCGGTGCAAATAATCCGAGAGCAAAAACTTGGAGAGTAGTTTATAATGATGGTAGAGAACTCATCATCAAATCTATTCATGATTGGGCAATAATGCGAGGTTATAGTAAATCTGGGATTTATAATCTTCGCACAAAGAAATGGAAAAGATACCGAGATCTTGTGACGGTTGAAGAAGTGTCACAAGCCCCCTTGTCTTTGTGATTTGGCTGCTGTATCTTGGCTATGTTGAGAGGAACACAACCGCAATGGCAACTCGCGGCCGCATTGGTATTGAACTTAAAGACGGTTCTATTCTGTCTGCTTATTCACATTGGGATTCCTATCCCGAATGGTTGGGTCGTATTCTGAAGACACATTACAACAGCAAAGATGCTGCTGCTGAATTGATTGATGGCGGCGACATGTCTGCTGCTTGGAATGACAATCACGAACCAGAGTATTATTCCGCTCGTGGTGAAGATGTTCCTCCTCGCCTTGATAAGGATCTGTGTGAGTATCTTCTGCCTGATAATAGCGAAGAGTATGCTTATGTGTTCCGTGCTGGTGAGTGGGTTTGCTACAACATGCACCAGTTCGATGATAGCAAACTTCCTGAAGTTGTTGAAATCCCCTCTGGAGCTCTTGCAGCATGAAATACTATCTCACACTCACTCTTGCTTTCGGTGCTATTCTTGGTTGGAATGCATTTCTAATCACGAGAGACAACAAAATGTTTGAGGCATACTATCATCAAACAGAGTATGGACAAAAAAACTAAACTGATTCTAGCACTACAACAAATCGAAAATGTCACAGAATTGGTAAAAGATAATCAATGGGAGGGATTCTTCTCCTCCCATCTTTTACCTGTTAAGTATGAAATTGAGCGTCAGATTTCTTGCTTGACAGGCAAGAGCAAATACATTACAATTAAGGAGTAATTAGCACAAACAGATGAAATCTATTTACATTGTCGATTATTGGGTTGGGTTTCCTACTTCAGAATACGGTGGCACAATTAACGTTATTGCATCAGACGATAATGAATGTCACGATTTGTTACTGAATTGGCGCGATGAATACGCATCTGCATACGATGATCGTATCATGGCCAATGTAGTTAAAGCACCACGTTTTATTCTTTCTGAAGAACAAGACTCGCGTATTGTTGATTCCTTCATCACCTGATTATGGCAGTTAAGTTTCCTCACAAGGCACCGAACAATTATCATTATGAGCAAAATCAATTTAAGCGTAACGTCACCGCTATTTGGATATGTGATGAGCGCACTTATGACTACAATAATGGTGAGCCTGTTCGCTGTATCTGGGGATTCTACAACTCCAAAACAGGACAATACCATGCCCCAATCAATTCATCGACAGTGGGTAATGTAGTAGATCCAAACAAAACTACACCTTACTCCGCGATGCAAATCAAACAAACTCCCCTTGAATCTGCTTTCTCATGACTAATCTACAGCGCCAAATCTTGGTCGAAATTGAAGATCATTGGAATCATCAAATGTGCTATCTAGTGGATAAAGATCGTCTGGATGATGCTGATGCACTATACCTAGAGTTTGTTGTTGATGGCAAAGAGCCTGATCAGTGGATGTTCTTGGAGGATCTTGATGCTGTTATCTGAGGGTGATTCTGTTAAATATAAAGAGATTGAGGGAGTGATTGCTTTTGTCGGTGATCACTCTATTTCCATACTTGTTCGTCAAGGAAAACATAAATCACAAGATGTTCGTGTTGTTGTCTATAAACAAGATTATAGTAAAGTGGTAAAATTGGGAGAAAAATGAAGATCTATAATCACACTGTATTTCCATCAATTATCTCAGAAACTGAGTGTGATTTGTATCATTACATTCGTAATGATTTGATTGAGTGGATTTATAAGTATCAATTAACAACTAAAGGTGTAATTCATAGTAATCGTGGTGGTTGGCAGTCTCCATCAGATTTTTGGCAACAAGAATCTTTTCATGAGTTCAAAAATTATATTTGGAACAACACATTTGAGACCCTCGCTCACTACAAACGTAGATTTGAGTTGAGTAACATGTGGATCAACATCAATCAGAAAGGTAATTATAATGTATCACATAATCATCCTAACTCTATCATATCTGGCGTCTTTTGGGTAAAAACACCAGCAAATTGTGGAAAATTAGTATTTGAGAATCCTCATTCGTTTTCTGAAATTCTTTTAATCGAATCTGCAGATGATGAAGTTAAAAAAAGACTCAATTATTATCGTACTTTTGAGTTCACGCCGCGTGAAGGATTATTAGTAATGTTTCCTTCGCATTTGCGTCATCTAGTTGAACCAAATGAATCTGATGAAGATAGAATTTCAATCGCATTTAATCTATCATGAAAAGACCAAATACAATTTGGAGACTATGGTGCAAAGCTTTAGGAGAGAAGGCAAGTAAAGATGACAGAGAAGCAGATCACATTGCTCACATACGGACTTTTATATTCATCACTTATCTCATTACTAATTGTTTCATTGTTGTGGGGGTCATAAGACACTTCAATGACAATAAACCAATCTACATTCAGATTGATGTAACAGAAAAGGACAAGGGTCTAAATATCTAAAAAGACGAAAGAAATGAAGACGTTTAGTGAGTTTAATGAGCAACTTGAGCGTGGTAGATTAACACCATCCACCCCTGCACAAACTCAACAGCAACGCGCTACAAGCGCCCGGAGAGCGAATGTAATTGCTCGCAGGATGCGTAACCGCGCTGAAGATGAATTATCAGCTCATCAGTCAAACATGAGAACATTACTCAAAAAAAGTGGCGATGACATGAGAAGCAGCCACTAATTGAACTGTCCACTGTCTTGACCACTGCACCCTGGTTCATGTATTATAGCCATGTTCTTGAGGGACACTATGTACGACGAACTTTGGTCTGAGATTGTTGATGCTCCTGGGGAGATCTTTGACATTCCCGAACTTCGTGAAGACGAAGGCTTTGACTTCAATGAATACCTTACTGCTGATTACGATTACTGATCATGAATCCTGACACTTACACTTTTAATGGTGATGCTGTTACCTTCCTTGGTTTGGTTGGTGTTGTTTCAGCATTTATCATTATTGTTACAGCGTTTCGTCGCTTTTTCAATTCCCCCTATAACATCCGTTATGTAGCACCTAAACAATTTAAGAGCGATCTGGACACTATTGATTCTGTTATGGAGAGTAATGATGAAGTCGTCTGAAGTATTGAAAGAAATGAAAGAATTGCGTGGTGAATGGCACCGCAATAACTTTCAACTCACAAAAGAACAACACAAACGTTATCTTGAACTGCGTAATCTACGTTATGAACGTGTGAAAGAACTTCAGGAGTGTGCCACTGCCTAAACTGTCACATGGGGTCTTTACAGATCCCTTTTTTCATGTATGATGGCCACATGAAGAATCTCCATTTGTCCCATCCTGAAGATTCTGCACTCCTCGGCAAGAAAGCCGTGCAGAATACTATCAACTATCTTCGCAACTGTAAGGGTAATTGCACTGTCAAATACGATGGCGCTCCCGCGATTGTTTTCGGTATCAATCCTGAGAATGATAAGTTCTTCGTAGGAACGAAAAGTGTATTCAACAAGGTCAAAGTTAAGATCAATTATACTCACTCGGACATCGAGAAGAATCATAGCAACAATCCGAAAGTTGCTGCAATTCTTCATACCTGCCTCGCTGAGTTCCCGAAAGACATTAAAGGGATTTATCAGTGTGATTTTATTGGTTATGGTGGTGAAGTATGCTTTACGCCTAATACTCTTACCTATGACTTTAGTGGGTGCGAAGGTGTATCTGAGTCTTCTATTGTTGCTGTGTGTCATACATCTTATTCTGGCACAAAGATCTCAGAACTTTATGCAAGCTTTGTTGACTATGCCCATGGTGGTATTTTTGATTCCAATTCTTCTGTTTATTTTGTAGATTGCAATGCACAATTTACCACCCGTCGCCGTCGAGTTGATTACATTCTTGGTCTTGCAAGTGTGGTTAGCAATTTTGTTAAGTATCCTGAGACAAAGAAAGAAATCGAAGCGTTGAAGATTGCGGTCAATAAGTGTATCCGTGAGAATCGTCCAGTTTCTGATGTTCTGAGTGGTAATCTGCTTCTGTTGTTTAATCTGTTGACTCATGCTAAAATGTTGATCATGGAGGGAATTATGGTCACTGGTGATCAGGTTGATGCAAGAATTGACTTTGACATTGATTACATCCCTGGTCATGAAGGTTATGTTCATTCCAACGATTATGGTGCATTTAAGTTAGTCAATCGTCAAGTATTCTCACACTATAACTTCACAATGCCCAAAGGTTGGTAGACAGCCTGAAAACTGGCACAAGCCCCCTTGTGCTGAGGAGCCAGATGCTGTATCTTGGCCATGTTGAGAGGAATCCACATGACCCACATCATCGCAGAACGCACCACAATGTCGCAAGGGATGCCCATCACCGTTACCACTGTAGACGGTTTGGATCGTATTCAGATCAACAACAAACTGCACGATCTTGGTGAGCAAATTTTAAAGCTTCGTATGGAACAAGATGCTCTCCTGCAGATGCGTAACATGATCGACGCTGAGTGTGATCGCCGCGAGATGGGTGATCTGTTCGATGAAATGTTCGGAGGTTGATGTCATGACTGCCACTACACTTTCCAAGTATTCTGCACAACAAATGGAACAAGGTAACATCGAAAATGCTATCCTTGGTCACACTTACGCATTGTGTGAAGCATTGCGTCAGAATTACATCGACTATTCTATTCGTTCTCATGCACTTGCCACTGAAGGTATAGAGTATCACGATGAGTGTATTGCTCAACTTAAGCAAGGCATTTGTGACTATGATTTTTACCCTGAGACTGGTAAAAAGTATCACAAAGTTATCATGAGCGTTCGTGGATCTCGCTCTGTTCATTGTTTCATTGACAAGAAAACTGGCGAGGTTTATAAGTCTGCATCGTGGAAAGCTCCTGCCAAAGGTGTTCGTTATGATCTGCGAATCATCGAACAACGTGAATGGTTGCTTGAAAATGCAACCTGGCATGGAGATTACCTTTACGCACGATGAATAAGTTTTACCGCGATGAATGTGACCAATTCTACTCATGGTGGAATCAAAATAAAGAGAGAATTGAGAGAAAAAATCTCCATTCTTTCTCTGGAATGTATCGTAATACTTTAGGTCCACAGTATTATCGAGATGGATGGGCTTTTCGACAAATGATTCAACCTGCCTACAAACGATGACTTACTCTAATCTTTCCAAGATTCGTCCGAAACTGAGAACATCTGGCAATGTGACTGGTAACTTCGGACGCCCAAAAGCTAAAGCAGGTTCTTCACTCAATGATCTAGGAATGACCAACGCAAAGACTGTCAAATGCACCACACAAGATGAATACCTGATGCGTCTACATTCTGCATTTGATAATACTGACGATCCAAAGCTGCGTCAGTTCATTTATACTGAGATTCGTAAAATTCATGTGCAGCGTGGAACTTGGTGATGATTGAATTACTTTTAGCAACAACAATCGCAGTCAAACCTTACACTCAGATTGATGAATCCATCGACCGTATGTGTGCCTATCGTCTGAACATTCCTTATGCTTCAGATAACATTACTGATCGTGAGTGGGCACAATTTAAGCTATGCCGTAAAATTATGAACAATGCGATCTACAGTGTGCCAGTCAAATAACTGTCACAAGCCCCCTTGTGTTGGTTCGTTATTTCATGTATCTTGGCCATGTTGAGAGGAATCACCCATGACTTTCGCTGATGCTCTGATTGCTGCAGGTTATGTATTCGATGCAGAGGATTATGATGGTTGTTTTGTAAAAGTTGACTCTGAAGGTTTCATTCATTGTTATCAGGAAGGTGAGGATGATAATGAGTGGAATTATGTCAAAATGACCAATGAGTTTGATGTTATTTCCGAGGTGACTTTCGATCCTGATTCTAACACCGTTGTCAACTGAAACTATCATGAAACTCACCAACACTGTTCGCATCATTGACAAGATGGGATTGTTCCCTGAAACGAAAGGAAAAGCGCGTTACATTTCAGTGAAAACTTATAGTCATGCGATGGAGATTGTGGATGAACAGAATAAACTAGGTAACATAGCTACACACATGAACTGGTAGTGTGACAGTTGTCTGGCTGTCCACCATTCTCCCCACTGGGCAGCCAGGTTTGGTATCTTGGCCATGTTGAGAGGAATCACCCCGATGGATCAAGTCTACTCCTACGTCACCAGCTGGAAGGAAGGCAAAGTCTGCCAAATGTTCATTCAGAAAGTGACACCTGAATGGCAAGAATGTGGTCACCAGTATGTTGCGATTGCTCTCAATCCTGAGACCAATAAAAGTATGGTGATGAGCAAGCCACGCTCCCATTATGATACTCTCCAATGGGTTCGTCGCTTCTGTGGTTCATTCTCTTTACTCTACTGATGTATCAAGATCCCTGCACAATCGCTCTCGAAATGAACAACAACATGCACACTGGTTTCACTCTGAATCGCGTAAGTTTCACTCAAGATGAAGAAACCTGCATCCTCAAGTTTCTCAACAATGCAAGAGAATGTGGCCACCCAAGTGCTAACGAACAGTGGTATCCAGTTATTGATAGTATTCTGCAAAAGTATTTCGATTCTGAT